CTGCGTTCGGGAGAGTGTGCTTACGCGAGGCATCCATGAAGGGACGCCCGGCGCGGGCGAACGGTGCTGCGAGTTCGGTGAGGAACTGGGGGACGACGAGTCCGGCGAAGTTCGCCGACGTGACGTCGCGCTTCTCGATCTTCTCCTCGTGCTGATGGCGGGCGATGCGCTCACGCGCCTCGAAGTCGCCGAGGACCTGAGCGGCGAATGCGTCACGGAGGAACGAGAAGTCGCCGTCGGGGCGGTAGGTGCGCTCTTCGCGGGTGACGCGAGCGGGGGCGGCGTCGCGCTTCTCGACCTTCGAGCCGTCGACCTTGCGGGCGAGTTCGGCTGCTGCGGCCTTGCGGGTTTCGATGTCGGTGACTTGCGCGATGCGCTCGTCGAGTTTCTCGATCTCCTTCGCGAGGGCGGCGACGTTCGCCGTCTCGACTTCGGAGATGTCGCGGTTCTCTTCCGCTGCGCGGTTGAGGGTTGCGTCGATGAGGTCGGCCTTCTGCGAGCGCTGCTCGTGGAGGCGGGAGAGGAAGGTGTTCACGGATGTTGTCCTTGTCGTGGTCGTGGTGATGTTGCCCGCCGGGTGCTGAGGCTCCGCGTGGCGGGTGTCCCTTGCGGGAGGTGCGCTCTTCGCGGGCCGAGGGTGCGGCCTGATTGGATGCTAGCGGACGTCTGTCTCGTTCGTCAACGATCGCGACTCTTCGAGGATTGCGCGGGCGAATGTCTGCCCGGCGTCTCCGCCCCATAGCGCCCACGCGATCCGCCCGGCGGACGGGTAGCCGGGTTCGCCGGGGCGGAAGCCTTGCGCTCGTTTGTCGACTTCGTGCCGAGCGAAGTAGGACGCCATTCTTCCGATCGTGGTCCGGGAGAGGTTGCGTCGGTTTGCGATGTCGCGGGCGCGGGCGACTCCGATTTCGGTGCCGCCTCGTCCGTAGGCGGCTCGCCATTCGAGACCGCGGCGGGCTTCAGCGACCATGCCGTCGGTCGGCGTGTAGCCCTCTTGGCGTTCCTCGGCGGGTTCGGTGTCGCGTTCGGCTTCGGCGATGTTGAGGGCGGCGAGTTGCGCGAGTGCTTCGCGCCGGGTGCGATGGCAGCCTTCGACCTCTCCAGTGTCATCCTTTACGACGGCGTAGCCGGACCGACAGTCAGGGTGCGCGGTGTCGATGTGCCACGGCATGATTGCCGCTAATCGAGGTCGGGCGTCAGTACGCGGAGCGTTTCGGTGACGCCGTCCGCGCACACGGCGTAGATCGTCTCATTCGTCGGAACGAAGACGGTATGGGGCGACGAGTGCTTCTCATAGGGGACGCCGAGGGAGGACGTGACGTCGGCTCCGCCGACGTAGACGGTTGAGTTCCCGACAATCTGAATGTAGACGTGCCGAGGCTGATCGTCTTCAGCGACGACGATCTGACGTGTCGAGGTGATCGAGTAAGAGTTCGAGATCACTTGCGAACCTTAGCGACGATCTGTTCGATGGAGGCTAGGTTCGGCTTCTCGATCTCTTGACGGACCGCGACGATGTTCGCAGCGTCACCGTACGCGCCGAACGTCACGAGCGACACTTCGGCGAGGTGAGCCTTCAGGCGGTTGACGACGCCGCCACGCTTCTCGTCGCGGAGCGGCTGAAAGCCGACAGAGAGGTTAGATAGGACGCCGTCGCGAATGAGTTCGAGCGCTTCGTCCCCGGCTTCGGTCTTGGAGATGCGGAACTCGCCATAGAGACCGCCGTCTCTTTCTTCGAGCATGACGGCGCGCCCGATCGGCGAGTCGGTCTTGTGTTGGAAGAGAAGTTTCACGCGGTTCGCGGCCCGGGTGACGTCACGGAAGACGCCTTTCCGGAACACTTCCACGAGGCTCGGCGAGATGCGCTGCTCGACGTCGTAGGGGACGGCGATCCCGACGATCGTCCGTCCGTCACCTTCGGCTCTTACTTCGAGGGCCGTGTCGTAATGCCTGCGCTCGATCATGTGTCCGAGTCCTCTTCGTAGTCGTCCGATTCTTCCTGAGTGTGAGTAGAGACTACCTCGGCGGGGACTGGCTCTTCGCTCGTGGTCTCGGCGAGCGGTTCCCGGTTCTCTAGTTCGCGGACCTCGTCGAGTGTGAGGAATCCTGCGTCGAGTGCGATCTTGTGCGCTTCGTAGCGGGACTTCGTGTCCGGGCGGAGGAGTGCGTCGACGTTCATCTTGGCGTACTGTCCGCGCGGTAGGTAGTCGGTGAAGCGTTGCTCGATGCGTTGGATCCACGGCATTAGCGACCAGCGGACCAGTTGGAGGTTCTCTTCGGAGACGTTCGAGTATGTGCGCGACGAGTTCGGGGCGCCGAGATAGTAGGCGGGTAGGCCGATCATGTTCGCGATCTCGGTGAGACTGAACTGGCGCGTCTCCAATAGTTGCGCGTCTTTCGCGTTGTCCGAAAGTTGCTGAAACTTCGTCGACTCGTTGAGTACTGCCGGGGTTCGCTTCGTGCCGCCGTACTGCCGCAGCCAAGCGGACTTCAGCGCTTCGGCTTCCGTTTGTGAGAGGTCAGGGTTCGACGAGTAGATGATCCCGGTCGGTTGTGCGCCGCCGTCGAAGTATCGTTGCGCGTAGGTGTTGACGGCGACCGCGCCTCCGATCGCTTGACGTTGCGCTGAGAGGATTCCGTAGCCGACCATCTCGCCGGGCATGGAGAAACCTTTTATGTGGAGGATCTCGTCGGCGGAGTAGTCGCGGTTGTCGATCCGGTAGACGAGGACGCCGTCTTCCTTGCGGACGTTGACGCGGTGAACGGCGACCGGATAGATGTGGTCCGGGTAGCCGTTCAGCCCGGGCTCCCCGAGGATCGCTATGTAGTTCCCGTGAATGATGAGCGAGGCGACCATCGAGGAGATCGTCTCGATGCGTGTCTCCGTCGGGACGGGTTTCTGAAGGAGGTTCGGTTGCGGGTCGACGTACTCTTCGCTCCGGTAGGCGTGGAACGGTAGCCCGCCGATGGCGTCCGAGATGAGCGTCACCGCCCGCCAGATACCGGGGACGGAGAGCGTCGACGTCTCGTCGACGATGACGCCCGCGTTGATGTCGGGGAACAGTCGACTCATGCGACCTTGTTCGTCGACGAAGACGTTCGGGTAGCCCATCCCGAAGGCTTGTCGTTTCTCGCGGCGGAAGAAGTCTCGCAGAGCCATTAGAGCGGGAAGTCTAGTAGATGATCGAGCGAGCCTTGACGGTGGACTTTCGCGTCGTCGCGTGGTGCCATGCGAGGCAGACGGCGTAGAGCGGCGAGATGTCGGCGTCGGGGACGTTGCGCTGAAAGAGCCACTGCTGCCCGACTGCTCTTCGTGTCGCGGCGCCGATCGCCTTGTCGAGTCGGTCGTCGGACTTCACGCGGACCGACTTGTCGAGGACCGCGTCATAGAAGAGCGCGCAGGCCGCGACAACGTCCGAGGTCTTGTAGACGATGATCGGGACCCCAATCTGTTTCAGCGGTTCGACGAACGAGGACGCCGGGCCGTAGCCGTCGACGATGACGTTCCCTTTCCACCGTCGGAACAGTTCGAGGGTGCGCTGCTGAATCCATCCGACGCCGTCCCGGTTCTCGATGAGTTCGATGTTGCCGTCCTTATCGGAGACTGCGATCGAACCTTTCGAGCGGTCGAGCGCCACGTCGACCGCGAACGTCAGCGTCCCGGCGGGCGCGATCTTCGGGGAGCATGACGCCGCCCACACTTTCTGAGGGATCATCTGCTCCGACGTGGTACTCCACACGTTCAGATAGGAGCGCCTGAACTCGTTCACCGTCATCGACGTTTGAGCGTGTTCGACTGCCGATTCTTGGACGGTCAGTCCGAGTGCGGGCATACATCGCGACCAGACCTCCCGATCGTACGGGTCGTCATCGCTTGATGCGCTCCACTCGAAGTAGGCGATCCCTTCGCCCGGGTCGGCTTCGGATGCGGCCCGACCTTGATCGACTTTCCGTTTGAGGTAGAGCGATCGTTCGGTTCCGGCGGTGGAGACGACGACGATCTGCGCGTCTTTCTTCGTTGCCATCGTCGGGAGTAGCGCCTGTTCGCGGACGTCGTCCTCGTCGGCGAATGCTTCGTCGATGATCGCGAGGTCGAGGGTTCGTCCGTGTCCGGCGGAGATCGAGTTCCGTAGGACTTCTATCCGGGAGCCGTTTGCGAAGATGACTGCCTCGTCACCGTTTGCCCGGTAGACGCGTTCGACGAGGTTCGCGAATGGTGAGCGCTCGATGATCGGGACGAAGTCGTCGAGGAGTTTCTGCCGGGCGTCGTGTCCGGTCTGTGCCGTGTAGGCGATGCGTTGCGCTTTGCCGTAGAAGAGCGCCCGGTGAAGCATGATCGCGAGGATGAGAGTCGTCTTCCCGGACTGTCTCGGGACGGTGAGAACGAGTTCCCGGTAGGCGGGACGTCCGGCGATGCGTTCACCGAACACGCCGACGACGTCGGCCTGCCACGGCATTAGCGGCAGCCCGAGACCGCGGGCGACGAGTTCGATCTTCTCGCCGAACGATTCCCGGTCAGTGCGGCGCGCCGTCGCGTAGCGAGGCTTCGAGCCCGCGAAGGACTTCGTCGAACTCATGCTTCCGCTCCTCTCCGGCCTTGATAAGGACCGCGACAGTCTCTCGATACTCCTTCCAGAGACGCGCATTCGACGCGTCCTCGGGATCGTCGAGCCGGACCGCCAGACTTCGAGCCATCGCGACGGTCGCCGCGTCCACCTTCCCGAGAGCGTCCTTCGAGTAGAGCCACGAGATGACGTCTTCGAGCGCTTCCCGGTTTGACTGGATTCGCCGGGATTCGACGCGATTAGTTGGGGATCGACGCGACTTGACCTTACTTGGGCGGTGTTTGGTTGCGTTTGGCTTAGTCACGCCGACCCCCGGAATGTTGACTCGGAGAGAGAAAAAC